TAAAAAACTGTTAAAATAAGATGGTTGTGTACCAGAAGCTGTTCCAACATTTAAAGCCCCACTCATAGTATCACCAGCAGTTTCTACATAAGCTGCACTATTTCCAGTAGCTAAATCTTTAGACTTACCCATTAGGTAATCTCCAATATACTCATAATCGCATCGCAACTACTAGCCGCACTCGATGTAACCTTGACGCTATCACCTGTCTCCAACACAACTTTTTGATCACCGCCCACAACAACTAAAGAACCACCGCTAGGAACCGTTGCAGTCTTAACCATGAAATGATCGTTAGAACCGTCATTTAAAGATACATCTACCGTTATGGCTGTAGCTGTACTGTTAGAACAAGTTAGCCCTATGACAGTTGTTTGCGTAGAAGCTGCAACCGTGTAACTACCAATAGCCGTTGCAGATGTGCCGATATTTCTGCTTAGTTTTCTTTTAAACGTGTTTGCCATATTTTATCCTAACGCAATCGCCATAGCTACTGGAACCGCCGCGCGAGCATCAAAGTCAGCCGCCGCCAGTGTAATAAATACCGTTGATGTACCAGAAAGATTTAATAAAGAACCAGTAGAACTAGACGTTAAAGTTCTGCTTAGAGTTGTGCCACTATGCGTATATGTGCCAGTGCCTATCTCGTAGTCATTACCACTTTCAATAACATAACGCACACTATCGCCATTGCTTATGCCGCCATCGGTAAAAGTCCTAAAACCAGTAACAGCATTGCCCAGGGTAATTGTGCCTGTGCCTGTTGTGGTCGTTGTGACCTTTACTCTGTCTGCTACTTTTACCATTTACTAGCTCGGGTCTGGTATGCCTATATCTAACGCAGATATATCAAACTGGTTGCCACTGTTGACTGACTGAGAAGCGTTTAACGCACCTGTCACTAACAGCCTTGAATTTGACGTATCGCTAATTGCAAAATGTGTTGCTGTTCCTGTGCCTGTTACAGAAGCATCACTGATAGCAGCAAGCGTGACTTTTCTACCGCCACCTGTTCTATCCGCTGGCGCACCAATAGAAATACTGGTTGTGTTGCCTAGCGTATATGTAGATGTTGCCTGTGCATATGTTGTTGCCTCTTGGCTTGTAATATCAAATCTGTTGGCCTCAGTATCTAAAACCGTCAATCCGTTATCAAGCACCCTGTCTGCTATACTTGCCATTAGTAACTCCTTATCTTCATTCTGCGACCAGAGCCGCTAGTTTTTGACCGTTCACTTTCTAAATTAATATCATTAATTGCCTTTTGATACAATGCCGCCCATGTGTTTGCACGAGTGTCATCTTGCAAATATGGCGCTGAATGTATTAACGATCCATACAAATAAGCATCTGGGAAATTAGTTAAAACCCAGTTTGTAGCCGTTTGTGCATTTAAAGGATCAATAGTCTCATAATAAAGCATTTCTAAAGTATAAGAAGCATCAGGCGTTGGAAACACCTCAATGCTACCATCGAGAATAGCAAAGTTTACTGGCCTACCGCTTGTATTAAGGTTTTGCGCTCTAAGATTAGATATTTGAAAAGCATTAACCATTTCTAAAGTATTTGTATCAGCCGTGTTTAACGACATACGAATAGGCTCTAAAAAATCACTAGGCAAAGCTGTGTATTGCGTATCAAGGGCAGCAGTAGCACGCTTTTCCATACGCCAGTGCCTAACTTCTCTATTCATGCCAGTTTCAGCAAGAGTAATAAAATCAGGTATAACTGACGTTAAATCATCTCTGTTTAAAAAATCAGCTATACTAGCTTTTAGTTCGGTATAATTAGTTAAAGCCATCTAACAATTCCATCTTCTACGAGCAGCTTTGCCACGTTCACCTGTCCAGCCTCTAGACCTAGCGCAAAATGACTTCTTACGAGCCTTTTCTTTTGCAGTTAAATTTTTCTTTTTTGTTACCGCCGTTTTAAGCTTTGAACCAGGATTAGCACGCCTATGCGCCGCTACACCCTTTTTTGTCATACCCGCACCCTCTTTTGCAGTGCGATAATTCCGACCCTTACCTTTGGTCGTTTTGCGTATGGCTTTCTCAGCTTTTCGCGGCATTATTACAACTGCCCTGCGGCCTTCATTCTTTGATACATATCGTAGGCTGCGGCAGGATCATTCAGTAAAGCTCCCTGACCTGGGGTTCTTCTAACTAAATCCATAAATTCATCAAACCCAGCGTCACCAGTTGATCTACCAAAGCGATCCAAAGGCACAGACTGCTTAAAAGCGTCTGATCCGGCAAACAATAAATCTATACCCCTAACTGGCAAACCCATATCCGCTCTTTGACCGCGAGACATAGCATCATATTCTGCCTGAGTTACCTGGCTCATAGCTTGCCGCATACGCTCACGATTATCTATGTTTTGTTGTGCCTGGATACGACCATCCTGGGTAGGATCAATATCACCACCATAAGTAGAAACAGGTGGTGGTAAATACGCCGCATTAGCAGGCATATTCATATTTGGATAATCTGTAGCTGGTCCTGGACCGCCAAAAGGATCAAGCCCCATACCACGTTCCGCCGCCGCACCCGTAATATTACGACCTAAACCGCCGAATGGCTCTAATGGGTCGCCTGGTTGTGTAAAACTTGCCTCTTGATTTGCCATAGCAGCTTGGTTTGCCGCAGCTTGCTCTACAGAAGCTGGTCTAATTCTTGGCCGTACTGGGCCACCCGCAACAGCCTGTTGAATAGGTGACGTAGTAGGGCCACCAAAAGCACGCTCACGTTGAGAGCCATATGGCTTAACACCTATGTTGTTTAGTATCTCACTTAACGGGCCACCCTGAAATGTATCGCCTCGAGTATCACGACCACCACCATCCATAGCGTCAATAAAAGCAGGAACATAACGCTTGTTTGTCTCATCAAAATAACCAAACCTACCATCAGAGTTAGCCTTTGCACGATCCTCTGCAGATGTACTCTCATATCGAGCCGCACCCTTGTTAGAGCCAAGACCACCTTTTCTTTGCTCCGGCGTACCCTGATGAGCAAAAGCAAAGGGATTTGGTTTTCCAATTATATCAAAATGCCTCTGCACTTTTTGAGCGTGTGTCATCTCAGCCATTACTTCTTACCCTTCTTTTTTCTGCTTAATTTTCTCAAATCTGCGCCTGTAATCTTTTTACGAGGTGGGGCTACGGCTGCAAGCTTTTTTTGCTTTGGACTATATTTTCTAAACGGCATTACTTTTTCTTTCGCTTAACAGGCTTTGCCGTCTTTGCCGCTTGTCTAAAGTTTTTAGCCGTAGGCGCACCCTTGCTACCAGGTTTTCTCATCTTTTCGCCACTACCCGCCTTAATTCTCCGGCGCTTAGCAGCGATATTGGCGTATAGCCCAGGTCTCTTAGCCATTACTTTTTCTTCCCACCCTTTTTAGGTGGTCTACCCTTCTTACTTCCGTAAGTACCCTTTCCATGAGGCATAGCTATCTCCTTTTTCTGCAACGTAACACATTATGCGATCCCACGCAAATTGCGTTTTATATTATTTCTCCAACTACTAAATGCGCCAGACAAAGCAGTTGCCGCATCACTTGCCATAGTCAAACATAGCGCGTCAGCCAAGTCCGGTGAAGCCAACCCACGCTTACGCATCTCATCCTTACTTTCGGCTTTCATCTTGCCAGATGACGTAAAACTATACCTAATACTGGTCAACTCCGCGACTAACTGATCGTCTTTCGGTAATTTACACGCTCGATCCTCAAGCCAACCCTTCGTCTTAAACCACAACTCAGAACGCAAATTTAAGTAAGTATCGCCCATACTAGGGGCTTCTGCCACATTTACACCACGAACAGGCAAACCAATCTCATTTAACCGATCAACCACACCAGAACCTACACCGATACTGTCCACAAGTATCTGTGTAGGTTGGCGTGAGGGGGGTAAACTCTCATATTCCGCCACAACTCGACCAACAGTCTGCATCAAATCCAACCCGGTCCAGGACCGTAACTCAGTCACAATCGGACCCTGGCGCTTACATAGCGCTGTTTTATCCTGACCAAACCGAGCCACATCCAAACCCCAGACGCTAGACGTTTCCTCATCAATCTTAACATCTCTATGCAATGCATTCTCTACCAGGTGAAACGGAATGATCGTATCATCATCTGCAAGAGGAAACTCACCCAATACACGAATGCGAAACGCATTACTCTCCTCACCATAGCGTAACTTCATCTCCTCAATGAACTCATCACTAACCAACGGACTGTCAACGCACGACCAACGCCTAGTCCACCAACTATCCGCCATTCTATTCTGGCTCTCAAAAAACGTACCGCTACTTCGCGTGGGGTTACTTAACATAATCGTAGTCGCATTATGACCAGACATAGAGCCTGCCGCCGCCTCAAAAACCTGCTCCGGCACACCACTAGCCTCATCCACGACCAACATAACGTGTTCAGAGTGAACTCCGGCTAACGCTTCTGGCGTTTCCGCTCTCGAGGTTCTCGCTGAAATAAACATCTCACTCGGCGCAGAAGTATGCTCAATACGATCCGACTTTACATTCAATAACGCCTGAAACGCTTCCGGCAACTCATTAATCCACCGCTTTAACTCCGCAAACAAAGCATCAAACAACTGACTAGAAGTCGGCGCAGTCACAACCACCTTATTGGGGTAATGCATCAAGAAGTACCAAAGCATCGCCCAGGAAGCAGCCGTTGACTTACCAGTACCATGCCCAGACCTTATGCTAATTTTGCGCTCACCAGACGCAA